CGAGAACTGTCACTATCCCAACGGCTAGTGCTGCATAGTCCTGTACGCTCATTTCGTACCGACTCCATAATCTTTAGAGTTCTTGCTTGCCCACTTGATAGCAGGGGCAGCGATAGCACCGATGATGACTGCATACTGTGGCGCCATGTCTGTAAGCAAGGCAACGCCCATCGTTACGGCTGAAGCTGCTATGGCTAGTCCGTAATCCTTTATGGCTTTCTTCTGCTTCTCATTTATCTTTATCATCTGTGCCTCCTAGCATCGGGATATTAAAGAACGAACCATCTGTATCGCCCGCTTTGGTAAAGCTGACATGGCAATGATGAGTGTGGCTGTTAATCCCAGAATACGCTCGCCACTTCCAACGTCGTACGGGTGAGGCGATTCTGGCATTGAATATAATGTATGCAATTCTCTTATCTCCGCGCTTCGCACAGAGTCGTATCTGATCTGCAAGGTCAGGCATGAGGTCTGGCTTTGCCTTCCCAGATAAATCGCGGTCAATGTCAATGGCTCTGACGATACCCTTTGCATCAGGATTGTGGTCAGAAGGACGAGCCGAGTGACGGACATCGCCAATCCAGCCGTCTGAGGTTCGATCTCTGTCTGGGTAACTATCATCGACCTGAAGCCTTAACTGTTGCCCTGCTTTACAGAGTTTGGGTGTGTTCGGCATTACTGCACTCCCATTGTTTTTTATCGTTTAGCGTCAATTCGACATGGTCACAAGGAACTGGCGAGATAAAAGCGTCATCAATTGGGTCGTATGTATATCCGACACCTGCATAATTGTAGCGAATAGTGCCGTTGTACGAAGTTTTTATCCAAGTGCCACCAAGGGACTCCATGATTGCTTTGCCTTCATCTGGCTCATTGTTGTCGCCAACTAGAACCCTAATGACTTTGTTAGTTTCGTCTATTTCTGCCCAATGACTCATATTAAACCGCCGTCTTTAAGTAGCGAACAATAATAATTCCAGAACCGCCTGCGCCGCCGTTGCGACCTTGACCGCTTCCACCGCCACCGCCGCCTGTGTTTGCAGTTCCGTTTGTAGCTGTTGCATCGTTAATAGAACCTGCACCGCCTCCTGCTGTTGCTGTGCCTGCTGTGCCTCCAGTAAAGTAAAGTCCGCCACCACCGCCGCCAGCATAAGCACCGCTTACACCTGTGGAAGTTGCAGAAGCCCAAGCTGAGTAAGTGCTATCTCCTGCACCGCCTGCGCCTGAAACTGTGTTGGAAGAAGCTGCGCTACCTAGTCCACCTTTACCACCGCCGCCGCCAGAAGGATAAGGCGATCCTGTGAAACCAGCATTACCGCGTCCAGCGTTACCTTCTCCTGAAGTTCCAGCAGCACCAGTTGTAGTACCACCGCCATTAGAACCACCGCCGCCGCCAGAGCCACCACTTGCCGCGTTATTAGCCTCAGCACCACCACCACCGCCGCCGCCTAAAGATTGTGTTAATGAATTAAATTGAGAATTACCACCATTAGAACCTGCTGCTCCATAAGTAGCTGCTTTCGCACCGCCTGCGCCAACTGTTGTTGTATATGAACCGACAGCAAGAGATTGTGAAGCAAAGTATCTTAAACCACCTGCTCCTGCACCAGCAGAACCACCACCACCGCCACCGCCAACTACAAGAATGTCACATGTGACAGAAGCTACTGAAACCCCCAAAGAACCTGTGGAAGTAAAGGTTCTGTAATAGTAAGTTGCGTCAGAAGATAAAGTGCCGCCCGTGACTACTGGCAAAGTTAATGGAGCACCATGAATCCCTGTAATTACATTAAGCAATCGCGCCCACCACATACCAAGTATCTGTAGCAGTCTTAATGCAGACCGCTGTCTTATATTGTGCCAAGGTTGGAGAAGCTGCAACACTTCCCGCGCTAAGCACAGTTGTTGTGCCAGAGGTGACTGCTGAGATTGTGCAAAGACCTGCGCCTTTGTTCAGGATTGTAATGGCTGTACCTACTGGGAACGCTACTGAGGCGTTAGTAGGAATCTTAAAGGCTGTCGCTGTAGCTCTGTTCATAGGGACAAGGACTTGATACTGATCGTCTAAGACTGCTGTGTAGGTTGTGCCTGTCTGGTCTGCATCGACTGTAAAGGCTACTAGCCCGTTAAATGCGGCAGCCGTTAAGACGTCTCCTGTTGATGCTGGGAAGCCTGTTGCCATTATTTTCTCCTAGTAACTCATGGTCGAGGTACCGATTATACCAAAGGTATCGCTGCCAATGATGAAGCCATCAGCAATACTCTCCAAGGTAGTCACAATAACCTGCATTTTGTTTGGTGTA